CTCAAAGCTGAACTTGCTTCCCAAATCTGGCGGTGAAGCTATGTCTATCGCGCCACCTTGCAAATGCAGACCCGCGCCGTCACCAGTTGAGCCGGTCAGGCTTGAGGTGATTTCGCCGGGGGTCGGGTTGGCTTTGTTTACGGTAATCATTTGTTGTAAATAGCAACAACGCCGTCGCCGGCAGTTTCAACGTCGATATAAAACTGATTATCGGAAAAATACTCATCTTGGCCGTTTGCGGTGAACGTGACCGAATCGCCCGGATCAAGCGGGGCGCCGGCAGTATCGTTGCCACTTGCAACTTGAATATAAACGCGGCCGGCGTTGTCTGTTCGCGCCGCTTTCATGGCAAAAAATGTGATCGAATGAGCCCGCACGGCACCCGAGCCTAAAACTTCGGGGGTTCCGGTTGCTGATACGGTCTTCGTGATTTGGTTCAATGCTTGTTGTCCCATTTTATTCCTTTTAGTGGTTAAAGATTAGAGGGCGCCGCCAACATCTCAAGGGATACTTCCGCAAATCGGTTGCGTTCCGAGATGCCCTTGCTTGTTGATCGTTCGTATATGCCCAAAACGTGAAATTCAGAATCGTTTGCGCTTAATGTCGCGGCAATTGCGTCATCAAGAAACAAGTCGCGCATTTTCTCGACGTTCGATGCGTGTGCGGCCGGCGTTGTGTCGTCCGCGTTACTGGTCAAGCGAACCGTCAAGGTCACTCGGTAATTGCCCGCGCCGTGTTGTTCCTCGGTCGCGCTTTCAACCATGCAAACGGCACGCGGCACCCCAAGGTTTTCATCATCTTCGCCACAATATGCCGTAACGGTAAAACCGGAATCATCGGCCAAAACTTGTCGCGCCGCTTCCTCAAGCTTTTGTTCCAGCATATTGTAATTACTCATTGTGTCGCGTGTTGAAGCCCAAACCGCACTTCAGCGGCGTCGGCCGGGGTTGTGGTGATTCGATTGATTCGATATTGGGTTGTACCAATCGTGATTTGCGTACCAATAGCCGGCAACGTCGAGTGATCTTGTTTTTTGCCGATCAAAACAGCGTCAACGTCGTCAAGAAATCCGCCCTCGGTCAAATCGTTCCCTTGGTCAATGGTTGCGACCGTGCCGGTGTAAGTTGCCGCGCCGATTGTGTAGCTCACCGGCCAATCGGCAATCATCTCGGCAATATCGTCGGTATATTCGCTCACGGTTTAAAAAAGAACCCGGCACGCGGTGAAACGGCCGGGCCCAATCATGTCCAAACAACCAAGCTACTAAGCTAAGAGCCGGCGGCGCTTGAAGTGTATCGGCCGGCGGTAAACGCAAATCTCGTCGTAAGATGCTGCCTTTTCATCGGTGCCGGCCTTTTGTTCGTCCATCTTGGCAATCGCCTCGTCAGCGTTTTCGCCGACATACAAGGCTTTGTATTTATTGCCTTTGCGGCCGATTGTTATGATGCACTTCATTAGGCGGAAACAATTCGTTTCAGACTGTTAGAACCAACCAAGACGCCAAAAATTGTCGTGGCCGTGATCATCTGCTTTCCGTCTTTGCCCTCATACCAAGAGCGCAACTGTATCGTCAGACCGGAATCGGGATCAGTTACCGACTCGACGGCGCCAGACCAGTTTTGCGGAATAGCCGGTTGACGTGCGGCGATCAAAAGCGCCTCCGGGCCACAAGCGAAACCTTCAAGGTTTTCAGAGTTGCTCGGAATATCAGAATATTCGTAAACGTTGAAACCGTGAACACGCGGCACGCTGTGGTCACGGATTGAATCGTTGAGTGTGGAAGCATACGAGGCTTGGATTGCGTTATCTTGGGCCAAGGCGGCGTAATATGCCGGCTTGATGATCAAGGCGCGTTCATCTTTGGGAACGTTCAACGTTGTTAAATCGCCGGCCAAAGTTGCCACGTCGTCGGCACCAAAGTTTGATGACGTGACGGTTGCTTTGTTGCCAAACTCAGAATTGAGAACCAATGCCATCAGGGCATCGACCATCGAATTGATAACGGCGTGAGTTGCAGGACGAACAAAAGTCCGCTCGAGCATATTCATCCCGCCCTTGGCAATTTCCAAGTCGGTGAATGCCATTGTGAAATGCTTGTGCTGGTTCAACGTCACGGTTTTGGCCGAGCTTGTCACGTCAGTCGCGGAATATCCGCTTGACGCATCACCGGCAGAAACCGCGGTTGCAATGCGGGTTGTGATGCTTTCGCCTTGGTCGGCAATTTCACTCGAAAAATCGGTGGTGAACGCTGAAACCGGCGTGTGTTGCGCGCTCAAATTGTCCAACACAGATTGGGCAATGGCAGCGAGGTTTAATCCATTTAGGGTATTGGCCATCTCGTTTTATCCTTAATTTATAATAAGTTTAAATTGTTATTTAACACGCGGCCGAATTTCGGCGCGATAAAAGCGGGTGCGGTCTTTGGGGTCTTCAATTGAAGCGTATTCTTTCCAAAGCTCATCGACTGTTTTTGCGGCCGGCGTTGCTTCGCTTTCGTCAGCGGGCTCGGCACCTTGCTGGGCGACAATCTCCAAAGCTTTCGCGCTTGCGATTTCATCGACCTTGGTTTTTTCCTGCTCAATCTCTTGAGCGTGTGCCTCGGTAAGTGCCACAATTTTTGCCTCGGCGCTTGTGTTCGCGTTGGCAAGTTCCTCGACCTTGGCGGCAAGTTCGGCAACTTTGGCATTTTCTTCGCCGACTAGGGCGTTTGCCGCTTCCAAGTCCGCGGTCAACTTTTTGTTTTCTTCAGCAATCGTCATAACTGTCTGAACGTTCATTTTGCACAAGTTCAAAACATCTCAAGGGCGTTTTTTAGATTTTTTTTCACACCGTCAATCATGCCGATTTGTGCCGCACGTTTGCCGCTGAATGTCTGCCCTTGCATTTTGTCGCCGCCAAGCGCGGGGCGATATTTTGAAACGAACGCAACAAAGTCATCATACGTTTCGTTTACTTCAGCTTGTAGGAATGAACGCACTTCCTCATCAATCGCGACGCCGGGAAATCCTGCTCCTTTGTATTTGCCGGCCTTGATCAACTCAACTTGAACGCCTTGCTCTCTCAAGCTTTGGCTTGTGTCGATGACGGGCATATAAACACCAATCGAACCAACTTCGCTTGATGGTGATGCGTAAATTGCGTTTGCCCCGGCAACGGCCCAATAAGCCGCGCTTGCAATCATCGAATCGGTGTAAGCAACGATTTGTTTTTGTCCGCCCCGTTGAACGTCTTCGATTGTTTCCGCAAGCTCGGGAATTCCGCCGACCGTTCCGCCCGGTGAATCAACATCGAGCAAGATTGTTTGCACGTCTGAATCGGCGGCCGCGTTTTCAACGGCTTCAATCACGTCAATCGTGTCAACGCCGCCCATTGCTTTTTGGGCCGCGGTCAACTTGTGCCCAAGCACACCATTGATCGAAATGATTGCCGTGCCGTTTTCGGCGTAATATTCGAAACCTTTTTTTTCTTCGTCGTCGGGCATATTCACCGCGCCAAGCATTGCTTGTGCGGCCGGCACGCAAGCCGGGTGAATTGCCATCAATTTCGTTTCATTATTCATTTTCTGTTTGTAATCCGTTTGGGGTTAAAAGTTGCACACGATTGGGGTCGATGCCGGCGCTTCGTGCTGCATCCAACAAAACACGTTGTTCGTCGATGCGCTTTTGAAGTTCATCTTCCCAATGCAATCCGCGCTCGGCGTAAAGTTCCTGCAACGTGGTCAACCCAAGCTTGTAATCCTCGCGGGCAGCATTGGCATCGCGGCCGGCGTCCACGGTCAAGCGTCGCGGGCCTTGGTAATGCCACGAATACCAATCACCACTTGGGGGCATTGGTAACAAGCCAAGCTTGATTGCCTTGGCAATTCCATAACCGTCAATGCGCCGCGCAATCTTGCGAACCAAGCGTTGATTTTTTTCAATCGTCCGTTGCGCCTTTGCAGCAACCAAACGCACAACGGCGCCGCCGATCTTTGAGGGATCAAGCGAGAAATCGAACGGCCATTCCAAAGCTTGAAACGCGGCCCGCATGATTGTCGCTTCAAATTCTTGGGCGTTTTTACTTGGTCGATTCGATTCAACTGTTTCGATCTTCGCGCCCGAGCCCGCCCGGAAATAACGAATCGCGCCGCCCTCCAAAGTTTCGACCGTTGTATCAAGCGCGTTCGATTCAATCGTTTGCTCGATGAACGCTTCGGAGTCATCAGCAAGCCCGCTTTCGTTGTGTTCAATCAGCGAAATCGACGCTTGTGCCTTTTGCGCGGTCAATTCGTATTGGCGCAATTCTTTGACATCCTGCAAGTCGGCAACAACGCCGGCCAATGGAGTTAGCCCGCGGTTTTGGTCACTCCATTCGGGAAAGTAACAAAGCGAAAAATCAGTTGCAGAAATGCGCCGGCCGTTTGTGAGTTCGTAACCAATCGCCCGACCGTTTGCGTTTGTGATCACGCCGTTTGTAATCTGCCGGCCTTTGAATGGCCCGTCAGCAATGATGCCGTTTGAACGCGAACCAATGCGGTGAGCCGGCACCATTTGAACGGCGGGATATTTGCCACGGGATTCAGTTAGCAAAACACCAATGTCGCCGTCGCGCTTAATTCCGATCAAAGCCAAATAAAGCAATTCCTCAAAATCGGCGCGGCCTTGGATGTCACAAACCTTGTGCCAATCTTTCAACCACGCTTCAGCTTCAACGCCCCATTCCTTGTCTTTGCCGACATATTGGCAAGTAAACGGCTGAACCGAATATGTCGCTTGTTCCAAAAGGGCGCCACGCACCGGGGCAAAGTTTCCAAACAACCAACGGCCGGCAGAAATCAATTGTTGATGCGTGCCCGTTGGAATCAACGCGGGCGTGTCTTGGGTAAGTGATCGAATCGGATTACGAAACCGATGGTTGACGTTCGTGTGATCGAACAGATACCCAAGTTTTTTGAAAAAGTTTTTGATCATCTGAATTTGGCAAAAGTCCGGGTTGATGCGTAACCGTAGGTTGCGGGGTCTTTACGTTTTAAGGCGTAACGGCATTCGCGCAAAACCGTATCAAGCGGCAACGAAAATTGTTTGGTCGCGTTCCTTCCACCGACCGAATAACTCATCATCGTTTTGCCATCAGTCACAAGCGTCTTGGCTTTTGCCAAAATTGTTGTGATTTCAGATGTTGAAAAATCGAGAAATAAACCCTCGGCCATTCCCCGAGTTTAAGGATTTGGCGAACATTTCAAGGGCAATTGCACCCCTTAAAAGGCAGGACGCCCGAGCTTTGACACTCGGGCGCTGTAAGAAGTAAGAACCTAAACCATTTAAACTATGAAAAAAGCGACTTCATTCAAAACGAAGTTGCCGACATCTCAAGGGGTTTTTTTACGCGGCCGACCGCGTGGCTTTTTACCGGGGGCAGGGGGTTTGCTTGCGTTCGCTTTTGCTGCCGCCGCTTTGGCTTCGCTTGTGACGCTGCCCAAAATCTGACCTATGTTGATAGGCTTGTTGCAATGGGGGCATTTGATTGGCTTTTTCAACTTAGTGACTCCAAATGCAAATCAACCGAATAAATTTTATCTCCGTCAACTCTTGAGATTTTGAGGCAAATTGATTCTTTGTCTGCAATAGATATTCCAAAATCAGTTATGTCATAATTTTTTTTTGTTTCCTGCTGTAAAAGCCGCAAGGCTTGATTTTTTTGCACCTCCTTTACGGGATCTAGCATTTGTTTCAAAATATCAATTCCGCCGGGAACGTATGCTGTGACTGTTACGCTATGCTCTGTTTTTTCTTTTTTCATCCTTTTTGCACCCATCCAAGTTTGCCGTCTTTGTTTTTAAATTTGAACCCTTTGCGGCCGATTGTTTTCAAATGCTTTTCGGCCGCTTCTTTTGTTTCAAACGCTTTTTCACTTGCAGGAAACCCGACCCCGCATTGCCTGTCGGTGTATCCGTAAACGTACCATGAAGATTTCATCACTCGGCAGTTTCTTCTTGAGTAAACATTTTCTGCATTTCGTCCATGCGTTCTTCGACAGTTGAGTCGTCCCAATCGTCGTCGCTTGTTAAGCCGTCGGGGTCAACATATTCGCCCCACAATTCCCGATTGCTTGCAATTTCGACATCAGAGTAATGGCTTCGATGCGTTCGCCATCCTTCATTATTTGCAACTTTTTTTAGCTCGGTAAGCAACTCAATCCCAAGATGCCCTTGAATGTTGTGTGATTTAATTCGTTCAATGATTTCATCTTTAGTCATTACCTCAAGCCGGTTGTAATCGCGCCCGGCACGGTCAAGGGCATCGTCAAGATCACGGTTGTTTTGGTCATAATCGTCATCTACCCAATGTTGCAAAAGACTATCAACAATCTCGTCGTCGTTATCTAGTACATGGGAAACAATTGGCCGGCCTTGATGTGGAATTGCTACAATTATTGATTCAGTTTTCATTTTCGTTTTTGTGTTTTAATTTGCGTTAAACAGTTGCGGCGTGCGCTTGCTGTTCTTTTTTAAATTGCGCCCAATATTCGGCAACCTCTTTTTTTTCTTCGTCTGTTTGCAACCATGTTTTTGGCTCTTGCTCAATCATAGTTTGCCAAGAAGCTTTGCCGTAGTATTTTTCTCGGTATTCATCAGTTATACCGTTTTTTATTTCTTTAAAATCTTTTGTGCCTTCTAATCTAAAATTATCACACCAAGGGAAAATGTGTATTTTTTTACCGTCAATTTTTAAAATGTTTCCTAATGAATCTGTTTCTACTCGGTTGGCTAATTCTTTAACCCATGTTTTAGATGTGATTTCATCAAGATTAAAGCCAAGTTTAACATCATGCACAATGCACATATTCCTGTAACTGTTATTTATTTTCATTTGTTTTTTAAAACTTGTTTGTGATTTTCACCGAGTCGCCAACAACGTCAAAAAAATAAGCAACCTGCCAACTAGCCCGCACGTCGTACTTGTCTTGAAATATGCCAAGTTCCAACATTTTTTGATTCATTGCGGTAATCGGATAACTTGGGTCAAATTTAAATTCGACAACTGATTTCAAATATTCTTTCACCCAACTTAAATGACTATCTTTAAAATGCCTAATTTCTGTTTGGTTGTCGTCGTATGATACAAGGCAAAGGCCGTTTTGATTGTGTGCTTCGTTTGTCATTTTTGTTGTGGCTTGGGCTCATTCCCTCGCGCTGGAAATATTAAAACCCAACTGCTGGGTTTTGTCCAGAGAAAAAAGAAAAAAAATAAAAAAAAATTTTGCCCCTAAAAATCCCGCAAAACGCGCCCCATCAAAGCCGCGACAACTTGCATACATTCGCAATCCCAAAGGTGATTTTGTCGCTTGCCGATCTTTCGCCATTCGTAAACCGCTTGCCCGGCTCGGTCGTGGCGTTGAACTTTACGCTCGGAAAACATTTGCGCTTCATAATCTTCGCCAGCTTCAGAGTATGCCAACCATTCGGCGCCTTTGCCGTCCCGCAAGTTTGCCAAGATGTCTTTGCAAGTCGGGTTCGACCAATGGAAAAGGGGAACGGTTTTGAGCCGGCCTTGTTTGCTGGTACCTTGGCCGGGGTCGATTTGGATTTTCTGACTGAACGCCCGCTTGATGGTTTTGCCGTCTCGACTTTTGTGCGTGAAGTCTTTGGCCGCGCCGCCTTTAAGACACGTCCAACCGTATTGATTGCACGCGGAATAAACCCGGTTGGCTGAATAGCCCGAGTCGATGAACAGCAAATGTTTTTCAACTTTGTGTTCAATCCGCAACGCTTCCAAGTCTTCGAAACTTGTTGGCTTGGCCCAATGCACCAAACGGCTTTGCCCATCTTCCGCCCATGCTCTGACTAGAAAATAAAAATGATCTTTTTGGACATCGACAGTCGCAAACCGATATTTTTCACCGTCCCAAGGCCAAGTGTCGTCGTGCTTTGCCAAATCAATTTCGGTTTCTTCTTCCGATAACTCGGTTGACCAAGGCAACCCAAGCGATTCACAACGAAAAGTTTTGAACGGCTCAACCGAGCCCACTTTCATCGCTGCCCGTGCCGCCAAAAACTCCTGCACCAAGTCGGCCCAACGTACCCACGGGGGAAGCAACGCCGACCATCGAAAAGAAACTTTTTGCGTCGGGGCGTCGGGGTTGGTCGCTTTCCAAATTCCCGAATTTGCAATCTGCTTTCGAATGTCAGGACGGTCGGGCAACTCGGCTTGGCACTTCGGGCAGACATATCGAATCGTCGGTGTCAGAGCGTCAAAATCCCATTTGTTGTCTCGATACGTTGTTTCGTCTGTTACCCATTTAAGGTTTTCAAATTCCAATTCGTGACGCTCGCCACACTCGGGGCACGCGATCAAATAAATGCGTTGGTCGCCTTCCTTAAAAGCTCGGTCAACGTGGTCGTCAACATCGTTTGGCGTGCTGATTAAAACCTTTCGCGCATTCCAAAAAGCCCGCGTTCGTTTGCTCACCATTTCAAACGCGCCGGCCGGGTAGTTTCGAACCTCATCAAGAAACAACCAACGAATCGGCTTGGATTGAAGTTTGCTTTGGCTATTTGCGCCGTTGATAACCAAGGGCATCGAGGCGAAATTGATTTCCAAAGTCGTTTTGCTGTGACGGTCTTCAGGGAACAACGCGGCAACGGGGTCGCACGCTTCAAGCGTTGGCATCAATCGAGTTTTGGCAAATGTCTTGGCTTCGTCTTGGGCAGCTTGAACCCACATCGCCGGGCCGGGGTCTTCAGCAATCGCCCACGCCAAAAGAATCATCACCATTTGTGTTTTGCCCGATTGAGCGGAACACATGATTGACAACTCGCGCACGCGGTTATCGGCAAACACTTCCATCGGTTGCATTGTCCACGGCGCCGTTGTCGATTTGTACTTGCCGGGAAACGGTGATGTTTTATCAACCGTGATATTTTTTTCGGCCCAAAGCCAAGGGGCGTCCGTTGACCGGGGGCGGATTGCTGCGCGGGCTACTTGTTCGACGTAGGTCATGCCCATTTATCTCCGTTCAATTGTTCGAACGCTTCGCCCAACGCTTGCCGCAAATGCAATTGGATTTCCGCCGCCTTTTGTCCTTCAAGCACCGGGGGCGATTCAGCTTCCAGCTTGGTATAAAGCACCGACTTGAATTGCGCGATCATCCGCGTCAACTCGGTTTGCACTTCGCCGCGGGGTAACAAGTCGCCGCGCTTCACATCAATATCGATCTGCAAAAGTTCATTCTGCTTGGCAAGCTTGTCGCGTTGAAGGTCGCCAAGTGTTTCGTTTTTAACGTCGGGCCGGCGCGACTTTAAACCGTTGTCGATGATGAATTGGCGCCATGCGGTCACGTTAAATTCTGAGGCACGCTTGGCCGGCACGCCCGGCAACTCTTTCCATTTGTAGTAGGTGTTTCGCTCAATGCCTAATATTTGGCAAAGCGCGGTAATATTTTTGGCCCACTCAATTTTTCTTTTTGCCGCCATAATATTCGACCGCGTGACCTTCCTCAATCAGTTGCTCGTTGATGTCTAAATCGTCAACGTAAAGAATCCCCAACACGCGCCCAAATTTCCCCTTGCGATCAAGCCGGGTTGCAATCACGCAACGATTGTCAGCGAATCCGAGTATCTCGATCAATCTGGCTTTAGCTGCCAAGCCAAGGGCTTTTTCACGCTTGTCCCGCGTGCGACATTCGGGGGTATTTATTCCCCACAATCGCACACGTTGGCGGGAATGCATATCGAATCCCAAATCAATCAAGACATCAACGGTGTCACCATCGACGACGCGATCAATTTTGGCTTTGTAGTGATACAGTTTTTCGTCGGTCTTCATTTCCAAAATTGCCACCACTTTGAAAGCTTCAAAATATCTTCACCTTGCCCCTCCGCACGAACGCGGGCTTGGTCAAGTTGCGACTCGGTGAACAGATACGGTTTTGTTCCTTCGGGCGATTCAAGCCAAGTGTGAATGTATTGTGCGTTTGCCATTGGATGTTTCTTTTTATTTTTAACAATAAACAAACGGCCGGGCTTAACTTTTGTTCGTTTCATTTTTAATCGGTATTTACTCAATGCTTATTCAAGGAAATTTTCACTTATAGGGGTTCGACGGTCAGCACCGGAAACC